TGTTAAGGCACCCCCTGCAAGCTCTCGAACAGTCTATCGATCGTTATTACAGAGAACTAAGCAAAAGAAAGTTCGCTGAGCAACGACGAAGACGCCGAAAAGGCCCCCCTCCAAAACATGGATGGGAATGGGAGAAAGCTTTACCAGGGTTATGGCTCGAGCATAGTTTCGGCTGGGTTCCTCTAATGATGGATATTGAGTCGGCTAAGGATACGTTGAATCACCTTCTCGATGAGACGAGGGTGGTTCATGTATCCCGGTCTGCTCAAGGTTCAAAGTTAGTGTCCCAGAGCCAGCAGGTTGGAAACCTCTTTCCGAACCAGGATCGAATTAAATATGATTCTAGAACGGAAGTTAAGGAATCCACTACCTACAGGTACCGAGGCGACGTTGTAGCTCGTGCGGCGACGACCTTTCAGGATCGGTTGGCTAGGTGGGGGTTTACCCCTTCCGAGTTTATACCGACTGCATGGGAAATACTCCCTTGGTCGTTTCTCTTTGATTACTTTGTCTCCATTGGAGACTTCATCGATGCAAGTTTTGCGGATACGTCAGCTCTTAAGTGGGTTAGCCAAACTCGACGTAGAGTTAAAACTAGCCATAAGCTAGTTTCAATCTCTCGTGGAGCTACGCTAGCCGGCTTTCCAGCTGCCGCAAACGCACACTGCACCGAGGGTAATGCTGCCTCTTCATTATTCAAAAGAACGACGGTACGCCGCCGAGCTAACCTCATACCGAGGCCTAGCTTAACGGTCAACTTCGTCAATCAGAGCCCAAAACATATAGCAAATGTTTTTGCCCTGTTTGGCCAAGCGAACGTCAATCTTCATACCCAAAACCCTAGACGGCGGAATTTCCGCCTATAGGCCTTAAGGAGTAATGTAATGGCAATCGCACTCACGTCACCTGTTACTGGTGCCGCACAGACGGGGTTCACGTCTCCTACCTACACGCATGTGGCAGATATTGCTCCCGATAACAACGGAAAGCAGTATGCAGTCACTGCGCTTGGTGGAACGCAAGCCGGCGTCGTTGTGCACAGTGGTTCCTGCCCATTCACTTTTACGTTTACACGGCCTCGCGTTTTCAAAGCTCTTGGAAAAGCGAATCCGTCAACGGGAGTGGTGAGCAATGTCCCTTTCAATATGTACAAAGGCCTTCTCCGTAAAGGAGTTCTGCCCTTGGCTGGTCAGGCGTACTCGACGGCCTACATCCGCATGGAGTGTGGTATTCCAGCGGGTTCGGACGTCGCGGATCCTTCCAACCTTAGGGCTATGTTCTCCATGATGATCGGGGCGCTTACTCAGCTTTCTGCTGGGATTGGCGACTCGGCCACCTCGGGGATCCTCTAGGATCCAGCCTTTGGCCTAACCCGTAAGGGTTAGGTAGTATTGAAATAGATGGAGCCATCATGCACATTGATGCTGTTGAACTTCAAACTGCCCTTTCGCTTGATCTGTTTGAAGCAGGTTGGGATGGAACGCTAAGTTCCTACCCAGGTCAGCCGACCCGACAATTTGCTATGGGTCACCTTATGAATTCACTTGTCAAAAAGTACCTTCCAGGTACTTCAGACAAAAATCCATCTGGAGACACAAAAGCATTGGAGTTATTTACGAAAGTGAATAGCTCCTGTCGTGACTGGCGATTGGATACAACCTGTTTCTCCGATCTGGAGACTGTCGTACTCGGTGAATTTCGTACCGAGATCGACAAGTTTTTCTATCCAGAATGGGACGATTCTTCTTCTGACGGTCGGATAACACCTTCCGAAGTTGAAGAAAAGTACCACGACTTTATCCTCAATGAACACGACATCGTAAGTAATTGGGGATTAGGTAACGGGGCTAACATAGGTGCTTCGGAAACCGACTTTTATTCAAAGCTGGCTACGAGCTCTATGTGTGCTACAGATCAAACTCTGCATGCTTATTACATGCACGCAGTCGCTATGTCCCCTACATGGACCGAGATGGAACATTCGAGGTCTATTAAGCGGGGGTATGCAACTGTTAAGGGTTCACGTCTAGCTTTTGTTCCTAAAACCACTGAGATATCGCGGACCATATGTACTGAGCCTATCCTCAACATGTTGTATCAGAAGGGGATAGCTGGTTGTCTCGAAAAGCGGCTTAGTCAAGTCTATGGTATAGACTTGTCGACGCAGCCTGAGATAAACCGGGAACTCGCTCGGATTGGATCGCTCACAGGTAAGTTTGGTACTATCGACTTATCTAGTGCAAGCGATTCAATATCAGTCTCTTTTTGCAAGGAAATGTTACCCAAGAGAGTTTTTGATATTCTCAACAGGTTTCGTTGTCCTAGCACCACTCTTCCAGGTGGTAAAGAGGTTGAACTACATATGATATCGTCCATGGGAAATGCTTTTACCTTCCCATTGCAAACGATATTATTTTCCGCTTTAGTCAGCAGCTGCTACAGAGCCTATGGCATAAAACCCGTTCGCTCTCGAGGCAGTTCGGACCGCAATCTGATCGAC